CGATTGATCCCGCATAATTGTAAAATCCGTTATTGTTGATAGTATCACTCGCACCCGTCGCGTAGCCAATGACTAAAAAGTTCTCCCCAATGAACACGCTAGCGCATGTTTTACTGTTAAACGTCCCTCCGCCAAGAGAAATTATTCTATAGCGCGACACCTTTGCCGCAAGAAGCGTAAAAAGCTCAGAGCCTTTCCAGTAGGCGATTTGATCAGCGGTAATAAAATCAGTCAGCGTATCTACATCTACATTTCCGGCGACATTATAATAATCGCTTGTATAGATCGATAATGCCGACGGATCAGTGTCGTTCCATATTCCAATAGTATTAAGGGCCGGGCATAGTCTGAAATTTTTTGCATAAATATATGAGTATTCGCCAAAAACATCATTATATGTACTGACTGTAATTATATCGCCAATCGCTACGTTTATTGTTACCGAATGGGTAGAATAGGTTGCATTGTCTACGACAAACGAATCTACAGGCGATCCGTTTATATTTATATACGCCGTCGTTGAGTATATATGCTTTTTAACATCGATAAAAATAGTTATCTTTCCGTTAATTCCCGACGTTATTGTTTTGATAATACCATCATTATTAACTTCGCCATCGCTCGACTGGTATGAAACCGAATTATCAGCGCCGCCCTTTACAACATGCGTTACGTTTTTTCCGCCGAGAGTCCCTGTTGCCGTGTGCCATCCATCAGCAAGCCCCGCGCAAAGAGTAATAAGATCACTTCCGGGCCAATATGTCGGAGTCGGAGCGGCTACGGTTTCTCCGGTCTGTGGGTTTACCGTATCCATTTGGCGGCTTTTCAGTATTCCGTAAATATGCAGGTCGCCAACACGCAGGCGGTCAATCAGCGCCATTACAATATGTGCGGTATCGAAAGTATCGGTTATGCCGTAATCCGCTTCCGAGCCATAAAGCGCGGTAGAACCATCAGGTGATCGAAGGGCGCAAACGTCAGCAATATCTCGAAGCACCTTGAATACATCGCCGCGCTCAGTCGTCCATACCCACGCAGAGGAAGTGTAGCGGAAAACTCCGCGATGATCGGGTGGGTCTGCGAGCGTCGGCGGGTCAACGGTGTTCGGCGTTGCGGAATAGAGAAGATAAACGTCACCTTCTTGCGCCATAAATGGAGTTCCGTCGAGCACGGCCCCGAGATAGCGCGGAGAGTAGATGGGTACCGCCGCGATGACTTCCGAGGCTGTTTGCCCGGCTTCGTCAAGCGTCCATGTATCGGGAGTTGTTCCAACATAGCGTTGGCCGCCGAATACTCCATACTGTCCCGTAAAGTCCACGGTGTCTGACAACGTTGTCAAAGCCTTTGTCGCAGGATAGGGAATCACATCGGGCGCTTGCGGGAATATCGGCGTTTTCGCACTCGGCATGGAAGCGGAAGGGCCGAACGAAACTTTGCTGTCAAAGTTAGGGATTGTTCCTAAATCGGCGGTATGCACGGCGGGCGCGGCTTCAAACAGCGTGAGTTTCGCGGAGAGATCGCTATTCAGATCCACGCCCGCAACAATGCAATCCACGGTTTCAAGGCCAGCAAGCCCAAAGCCGAACCAGTCGCCAACAGCGGGAATGTCTTCTCCGTCAGGAATCGCGGTGTCAAGCGTAAGTTCGTGCGTTTCGCCAACGGCGAGCGTTACGGTTCGGTAGATCGAGGTTTCCGCCTGCGTCCTGAATCTCACGGCGTAGTCTTTCCCTGTCTCCATCGTTAAGGAATTGTCCGTAGTCACAGCTGTGATATTGTCGCTTTCATCAAGTGTTAATGCGGTGAGTCTTCCATCAGCCAAACCCCAGCGCGGCGCGGGATGCGATACTTTAACGAGTTCTCCACGTTTTACAGCGAGGTTTTCCGCATCCATGTTGACGGTGAACAGTTCAGGTCGAAGCCTGCGAACGGCCAGCATGTAGCGGCCCCAGCCGAATACCTGCGCGGGGTTCGTATCAAGTGCGGCTTCTATTGATTCAAACTTCGTCGCTTCAAGAACCGTAGCATCTGCTGACTTGTCCACGCCCCAGCAATTTCTTAGTACTCCGTCGCCTTCGGTGTCATATTTATAGCCATCATCGAGGACGATTCTTTCATCGACGGTATACTGTTCATCCTTGTTGACGAATTTTACTCGGTAGCCGTGAATGGTTTCCCCGAAAGTCTTTGTTCCTCGGAATCCCCAGGAATTATGTGGACCAATATGTTGCTTCGGAGTAGCCTGCACCGCATCGAAGACAGCGCCATAGGTTCCTTCCGACATGGTAAGCGAGGCTCTTGCGGGAGCCAGGATTTCGTTGATAAGCGCGGAAAGTTTCATCGACTGCGTGATTATTCCATTCACTTCTACGCGGTATTGATTCGCTCCCGTTCCTTTCAGCGTGTCGCACCACGTAGCCAATGCGAAAATCGAGGTCCAATCCATCTGCGCAGTGACACGTGGCCGAGGGTTTCCGGGCCCCATAATGGCGTGCACAAAGGCCAAGGCGGCGTTTTGCGGGTTCGAGGCTATAATCGATGCCCAATCATGGCCGGCGTCGGCTGTAGCGATATATGAGTAGTCGGCAGAAACGATACAGTTCAGTTTTGAAATGCAGTTTTGCACTGCTTCCGAACTTCGCACCTTCACGCCGAGGATGCATACCTTTTTCCGATAGGCTGCGGGCATTATCTCAAGGCCGGTATGCGAACGGAGGGAGGTCCAGTATACCGAATCTTGAATAGTGCTATCGGTCGGGTCTGCCGTTGCGCGCATGAGGAAGACTTCATATTGTCCCGATGTGAGGGTTCCCGATGTCGCGGTATATCGTAGGGTTTCGGCTTTTGCCCGAGTAATGGTATTTGATCCTGAGTCGAACGTTCCGAGAAGCGTCCATGCATTCGGAGGCGAGCCGGCGGCGGCTTTCAATCGGTAGTAGGGGTAAACGATTACCGAGGCGTTCCCCGGAGTTCCGTCAGTTGCATATTTACAAAGTTTTGTAAAGGTGATAGTTACGGAGATTGAAGTCGTATGCTTCGCTGTAGTCTGTATTGTCGCGGGAACAACGATCACCCCTACGTTCGATTTTGACTCGTCAACAAGCGTAGAAGCCTGATTGCAGTAAATGACGGTCGATGAAATTCCCGTAACGAGGAATCGGTTATTATTCGCGGCGGTATCGAAGCTGTAAAAATCAACATAATCCCCAACGCGCACGTCATTACTGGAATCCGTCCAATCCCCGGATGATCGAGTAATGGTTCTTGCGGTTGCATCAACGGTAAGATCGAGTCCGCTCAATACGTGATAGCGGGAAAGTGCTGTCTGGAAATTCTGCTCGATGACTTCTTTCGGATACAAATCAAGCCCATGTCCAGCGCTCACATCCTGCCGTATTTCAACTTCGCACCCAGGGAGAACACCATCACAAGCGATAGCGCCTTCCGTCGTGTTGGCGGTGTTCGTCGCAACAAGCATGTCTCCGAACTGTATCTGCGATATCGTAAGGGGGGCGTAGCCAAGAACGAACGACATGTGTAAAAACTCGTCTATTCCATCGGTCCCGCTGAGTTCGGTATAGGGAGGGGAAAGATACCCCGGAGCCATATAGTGTTTTCCAAGAACGAGAGGAACCTTTCCGTTCGGGTTCGATGTGTTCGATGCGCCGCGGATAGAAGGATGGTTGGTCGTTCCCATTTCGTCGGCGTAGGGACCGCCAATAACACCCGAAGCGGTAAGACCAGCGCCGACCGTTGAAACAAGTCCTCCGATCACAATAAAGCCAAGGGCAACCCATGCCATACCGCCCGTTGCTAGTCCGAGGACAAACATCCCTATTCCAGCGAGAACGGAAGCTATTCCTCCGATCTGTTTCGTGTTGGCTACTTTTTCCCGTTGGGTATCGCCATTCATCGGCACGATTCTGACGATGATTTCGTCGTTGTCTTGGATGATCACTGAGGCGCGTTTGTCGGCGCTTATTAGGGTCCCATTAACCCGAGTGCGCACCGAAAGGCCGCGAGAGGTATCGCTTCTTGCCTGATGGACGAGGGATGAAAGAGAAACGCCTGACTCGATGGATGCCTCATGGCGTTCATCGGTGAAAGGGTGGGGGAAATAGTATAGTTTAGCCGACACGGTAGAACCCCTCTATTTTGTCGCGCAGGTGCCGCAAGCCATCCAGCGCCTCGATCACGGCGCTCGTTCCCCGGTTTGTATGCAAGATTTCTCCATTGCCGATATACAGTCCCGTGTGACAGAGCCTTCCGCGTATCCGCATGAGCGCTATGTCGCCTTCTTGCGGAGTCTCCACCTTCTCAACGTCGAGCGCCCTGAATCCCATTGCTACTTGCCGTTCCGACTCGTCGCGCGTTGACTTTTCGTAGTCATCGAAGGCGGGAAGTTCTTTCCCGAATTTCTCCTGCAGTACGATGCGCACGAGGCCCCAGCAGTCGCACCCTTTCTTTGTTCGCCCAGCGTCGACGAACGGAATTCCCACATATTCGGCGTAATTCATACGAACAACCCC